CTTCCTTTTTGTAAATACTGATATGGTAGAGTATTCTGAATGTGCATCCACTTCCAGGCTTTACTATTTACAATTTGTTTGATTGACTTTAGCGCCTCATCAATCTCCTGGACAATCAATTTGTCATCTTGTGTAAGTATGTCAACACAGGTGCTACCTACAACTTGATAACCCCAACCTGGCGAATAAACGAGATATTCATATCTGATTGAACTTCCACATCCTTTCCTCTCACATTTTCCAGTTAGGTCGCCTAAGTCGTTTATTGAGATTAGCGTCCATCCACTACTCGGTTCAATTAATCCATGAATTGAAGCATGACAACCCTTACAAAGGGTTTCACAGTTGGCCATTGCATATTCCCAAGGCTTTAAACCTTCTTTGTATAGCGTGTGATGTACTTGCAGAACGACCTCATCCTTTCCCCTGCCACATTTTGTGCATCGATGATTATCCCTCTCCCGCACAAGCATTGCAAAGTCCCTCCAATTAGAATTCTGGTAAAGCCGCCTAAATTCACTCATTACCTCAAATATACTAACAGATTCGTAGGTAGGTTCTTAGGAGTTATTCACATTGTTCATTCAAGCTATTGCTCCTGGGTAGCTTTGTACTATAATCAATACCATTTATATGATTTGCGAAATGAATTGGCTGGGATTAATCGATACCTTCGGCCCAGTTGTAGTTGGATTTCTTACGTGGTGGGCTATTCGGCTCCAGACAATCCAAGGCACTCATGTTCAACAAGCTAAGATGAGACTGGAGTTTTATGACTCCATGTTGGAAACACTTCGAGACGTTGAAAAACTTAGACATGATCCTCTAAAGATTTCAAAACCAGGAAAGAGTTTATTGGATAAAGTCGATCGTGCAAAGGCGCTATCCTTCGCTGCCTTCACTGATTCAATCCAAAGGGAAGCCGCATTGTTTCACCTTCAAACAGTTGAGCGACTTTTTGAAATCATAAAAAGTGAAGCGGTGGGCGATTTTGTTTATATGGTGACATTACGGGAAATTGAATCCAGAAAGTTGCATTTGTCCGAGGAAATTATTCAAATTTTCAATGATAATGTAGTGTTTATGCGAAATCTACCCGCCTTCTGCTCCAAGTAAACGATGTATTTTCCTAATGATTATCCCCGGCTTAGTCCGGGGATTTTCTTTGTCGGAATATTCCCACCCTGAATTTTTGACCTTCAAAAGGGTAGTCGAAAATCTTGTACGAAAACTTTCGTTTTTTCTTGATATCATGTAGAAAACTTTCGCATGAATCATTAACCTGAGGCCTCTTTTTTTTCAACTTTGTGGAAACAAAAAACAGCATGAAGCCCCTGACTCCCTATGAATCGGCGACCCTTGACGAGATCCTGAGGATCGTCTCGGCCTACCACAATATCCCCGTGGAGCGGATCATTCAGATCTCCTGCTCAAAAGATGAGATCGTCCTTCCCAGGTATCAGGTTTATTTCTTTGCCCACTACAAATTCAAGATCGGGATCAAAAAGATCCAACGATTTTTCGGCCACGCCCAACACGGGACAATAATCAACGGCCTGAATCGGATGAGGGGATACCTGGAGTCCTACAAGCCCGTCAAAGAGGCGATCAAGGCGATGGAATCACAAATGGACCGGATCCCGGTCCGGATCGCCAACTCTCGTCAACTCGCAATCAAAGAGGAGGGAATCGGTTAATCATGCGGGGGCCTTTTCCTTGGCCTCCAGGAATGGGTCGGCGACCTTTGGTATTCAATCAAATAACCAAAAAACCGACCAATGAAAAGACAATTTTTGACGGGACTCTTGATCCTGGTGGCTCTTGCCTCAATCGCTCAATCCTACCCCACGGGCGGGACGATCGGATCTCTCACAATCACCTCCGGCCAAACCCTCTCAATCGGGGCCGGATACACTCTCAACGTCTCCGGCGCTCTGATCGTCAATGGAGGAATCTCGGCGACCAACGCCACGATCAATCTCACCGGAACCGGATCAATCGCCTACAACGGCGCCAACCCGGCCACCCTGGGAACCCTCAAGACTTCAGGATCCAACAACACGATCTCCGGATCCAATCTTGACGATCTTGATATCTCGGTCCTGGAGGTAAACGTGACCGGGACTACTTCGGTGAACGCCTCGGCCCGAATAACTGGAGGGGTCAAATTAAACGCCGGGACCCTTGCCGGATCAGGTGATCTATTTCTTGACGACGCCGTGGTCAACTACCTGGGAGGAACGATCAATCTCCCGATCTCGATCTCGTGGTCCTTTTCAAATTATGGGACCTTTTGTGACAACGACTGGCACAATATCGGATCGCCCTACACCGCAACGACTCGTGTAAATACCGCCACCGCCGCCAATCAACTCCAATGGTGGGAGGGAACTGGCCCAGGTAGCCAAGGCCTTTTCACTTGGAACGAGCCGACCTCCTCTTGGCAATACGCCACAGCTTTGACCAAGGGAGTAGGGGCGACCGCCTACTCGCACTCGAATTGTAGTACCCAGGGCTATCCCTTCGCCAATAAAGTGACCGCCACCTTTCCGACGGGATCTACCAACGAATTCTCTTTTCCGGCCTTGACCAGGAACGCCTCAGATCCCGACCTCAAAGGATGGAATTTGTTGGCCAACCCTTATCCGAGTTATCTCGACTGGAAAATCGCTTCGGCCTCCGGATGGACCAGGGCCTTCGTCACCTCTTTCGCTATCTACGATCCCACGAATGACTCCTACGCCTACTCCTCAGCCAACGGAACCACAATGAGCGCCGGATTTAATTCTACGATCAAGCCTTTCCAGGGATTTTTTGTGAAAACCTCTTTCAACAACTACTCAATGAAAGTCAACCGGGCCGCAATTATTGACGAGACCGGAGCCGGAAATCCCTTCTCTCAACCCTCAAGTCAAAAGATCATCAAGATCACCGCCTCCGGAGGAACCAACCCCGCCCTGGTATTCGCCGATGGATCCTTTGATAATGCACCCGGCCAATCAGACGCCGAGGCCTTCCCCAATGATACAAAGGTCAAGGCCGTCACCGGAGTCGAATTCTCTTGCCCGGAGCCTTTCAGCGAGAGGTATATCCTCAACGCCGTGGATCCTTGTGAGGGTGACGGATCGGTGATGATAAACGAACAAGAGTATCCCGCCGTGAGTATGCCCGTCTTTGTAGATGTAGCCTCGGCCACTTTCAAGATCGAACACTCGATCAATCAGGACGACTACCTGGTCTATTTCGTCCCCGATGGTGCGCAATGGAACCCCTCTACTCAGGCAATCATTAAGAATACCACGATCCAGGTCTCCGATGGACAACAATTCGGGAACTGGCTTCTCGTGGGATGCTTGGTGATCGCTTGCCCGGCCCAATAACTCGAAAACCACCAACCAACCGCCGAAAGGGAGAGGGGAGCAATCCTCCCTCCCTTTTTTGCCTAAGACGTCCCCACCCATGGAAAAGAGACAAAAGCCCGCCCAACAGGCCAAAAAGGCACCTCAGGCAAAGAAAAGGCCCGTCGTCACCAAGAGGGAAAAAACTCGGAAATCGGCGGCCTCCCCGGAAAACGCCAAAAAGGAGGAACAACTCCGCACCACCCTCGCCAAGGAAAGAGCGCTCCAAGCCCTGGAGGCCCGCCTTGGGGTAGTGGAGGCCGCAGCAAGAGATGCCGGGATCGCCTCCTCTACTTTCCGCCTATGGATTAAAGAGGACCCGGAATTCGCCGCCAAGGTCGCTGAGATCAAGGCGACCGCCCTGGACTTTGTGGAGGACAAGATGTTTGCGGCTATCAAGGCCTGGAAATCAGGAGCCGCTCAACTGGTCCAATTCTACCTCAAGACCCAGGGCAAAGAGCGGGGATACGTCGAGCGCCAAGAGGTCGTCAACGTCCCCTCTGACCATGTAGTGATCGAATACAAAAAACCGGAGTAGGGGATGAGGGTCACAATAGATCCCAGGGGCTTCAATCCCCTTTATTGGCACTTGACCAAGATCCTCCAGGACGAGGAGATCCGTTTCGTTTATGTTTATGGCGGATCCTCGGCGGCCAAGACCTACTCCCTACTACAACGGATCCTTTTATTCACTCTCCAGGGCGCCGGATCCACCATGGCCCTCCGGAAATACGCCGTAGATATCAGGGATACGATCTACCAGGACTGCAAATCAATTCTCAACTCCTGGGAGCCGCTCGATGAGCGCTTCACCCTCACTCAAAACCTGATCGAGACGTCCAAGGATCGGATCCGCTTCCGGGGCCTTGACGACTCGGAGAAACTCAAGGGTATCTCCTCCTTCCGGTGGATCTTCATGGAGGAACTCAACCAATTCGACGAGCGGGATTTTAAGCAAGTCCGAAAACGCCTCAGGGGCCGCAAGGGTCAACAAATTATCGGGCTATGGAACCCGGTGGATGAGACCCATTGGATCAAAAAGGTCCTGGATCGAGAGACCTGGGAGGATCTTCCCCTGGAGGTCGAGGGATCCCCTGGAGTCTCCCGCCTGGATCCGGATCACTCTTTCGTCAAGATCAATCAGAAACGAAATGCAATCCTGATCCGCACCACCTACCGGGACAACTTTTGGATCGTTGGCCACCCGACGGATCCCGACGTGGGATTTTATGACCGCCACACCATTGAGGACTTTGAAAACGACAGGATCCACGACTTCAACTTTTGGAATATCTACGCAAACGGGGAATGGGGTCGCACCGATACCGGGGCCGAGATTTATCGTCACTTCGATCCAGGGATCCACACCAAGCCCGTCCAATACAATCCGGATCTACCGCTACACCTGAGTTTTGACGAAAACGTCCACCCATATCCGACGCTCCTGGTATGGCAAGGGGAGGGATCCAGGGCCGACCTGGTGGATGAGATATGCCTGGAGGCGCCAAAGAATAACCTGACCTACACCTTGACGGAATTCAAAAGGCGATATCCCGCCCACCGATCCGGCGTCCTGGTCTATGGTGATGCCACCTCCAGGAAAGAGGATACCAAACTGGAAAAGGGATACAATTTCTTCCGCCTGGTGGAGGATGGCCTGAGAGAGTATCGGCCCGTCCTTCGAGTCCCCTCGGCCAATCCTTCCGTAATGATGAGGACCGCCTTCATTGACGCCGTTTTCGCCGGGAGGATCCCCGGTCTGCAGATCACAATCGGGAATAATTGCACCAAGACGATCGCTGACTTCAAGTACACCAAACAGGCCGCCGATGGATCCAAACTCAAGGAGAAAGAGACCGACAAGGCCACCGGAGTCCGCTTTGAGCCTTTCGGCCACGCCACCGATGCCTCGGAGTATTTCCTGACCCAATTCTTCGCCAACGAGTACAACGATTTCCGCAATGGAGGCCGGAGAGAGGTTAATTATCTCAAGGGTCAAAGGCAAAACCGCACCTCCTATTGAGGGTAAATTTGAAACAACCTAAACACCTGAAAAACATGGCCTTTCTCACAAAAGACGACCTCTCCGCCAAGATCCTCCCTGAGGACCTTGATATCATTTCCCAGGGTGATCCGGAGATCATTGAGAAACACCTTCGCCTCGCTGAGGAGGAGATCCGGCTCCGCCTTTCGGAGAGGTATGACGTGGACGCAATCTTTGAGGAGACAGGCAACGATCGGAGCCTGATCCTTGTGGACAAAGGCGCCAATATTGCCCTGTTTCTCCTCCACCAGGCTCTCCCTTCCAACGCTATCCCTGAGCGCCGTCTCTTTTTCTACCAGGAGGCCACCGGATCCCTGGATAAAATGGCCAAGGGCTTCTACAACCTAAACCTCCCCGCCAAACTCAAACCCGACGGAACGGAGGAGGCCCCTCGCTTCATGTATGGATCAACCTCTCCCAAAAACGACCTCAATGGCTACTAAAACAAACCCTTTCCGCCGCTTTTTCGGCTTCGCCGTCCCTACACCTCCACCCATGGAGGAGCAAGTCCAAAAAGAGGCCGTCCGTATCGTTCAAAAGATCGTCAAGAGCCAACTCTTTCGGGCCAACCAACAGATCAATAACTGGAGGGTCGCCAAGGCCAAGGCCGAGGACGTCTTTGAGCCGGATCGCACCGAGCTGATCCGGATCTATCAGGATCTTGTCCTGGACGATCAAGTGACGGCGGCAATGGGCCAAAGGATCACCGAGGCCACTTCGGGGGCTTTCTATCTCCATGACAAAAG